AGTGTCCATTATCCTTATGGGATAAAAATGTACGCTGAACTATAAGGAAACTTATAGAAGTAGAGATAAAAAGCTCTACGATAACAAAATTGAAAAGCACAGCTTGTGCTAATCTTCCTGGAGCATTATGTATCGACCTTGAAGGGGGTGGATATGATTATATTGATGCTGTAAAGGTAAAAGCATCTTCTGTTAAAGATTTAAAAGAAATTTGTGCTGCAATTAAGGAAGCTAAATATCCTTATAAGTTTATTGTATTGGATACAATTACTAGACTTGAAGAAATGGTTAAACCATTAGCTTTAAAGTTATATTTAAATAGTCCTGCAGGACAAAAGTTTACAGGAGATGACGTACTTGATGCACCAATGGGAGCAGGATATAGCGCTCTTCGTAAGGCATTAGAGATGGTTATTGATATGGTATCTAAATGTGCACCTAATATTATTCTTATTTGTCATACAAAGGATTCAGCAATCGGTAATACTGATATGACTGCAAAGACTATTGACTTATTTGGAAAAGCAGGTAGAATTCTTGCTTCAAAGTCAGATGCTATTGGTTATTTAGATAGAGATGAAGATTCAAATACTATTCTAAGTTTTAATACAAATGATAAATTTGTAGAATGTGGTGCTAGACCAGAACATTTACGAAATGCAGATGTAGTATTAGGAGAAATGAAGGAAGATGGAAATATTGAATTTCATTGGGAAAGAATTTATCCTTCACTTTTAAATCCTGTAGAAGTTAATATATAATCTAAGGATTATGTTAAAGGTATCTTTTGAATTTGACGAAGAATCGAAGGCTGTTACAAATGTTAAAGTTGTTAAAGTGCCTTCAAAATATGATAATATAGATTTACCAATTGTAGAGATAGGAGATAGTAAGTTAATTATGTCTCCTAAAGCCGTTAGTTTATTATCTGCACAATGCGGAGATAGGATAGCAGTTAATTATATCCAAAAAAGTAACGAGCTTACAATCCCAGTTATCGGTAAAGCTGAAGTGTTTTCAGATCCTGAAAATGGGAATAAATTAACAAAAAGTAATACAGTCTCTTTTAAAGGGACTCAAAAAACAATTTTATCTAAATATGGTCAGCTCTTTAAAATAGAGGAATGTAGGCCTGGTATGTTTAAAATGATTAAGATTGATGAATCAGATCTTTCTAAAGCTGATACCGATTTAGATACAGAAAATTCAGATTTATTAAAAATTTAAAATTGTAAGAATATGTCAATGTTTGATTTTAGTGTAGCAAAGAATGCAAATCAAGTAACTTCTACTTTCCTTCGTGGAGGAATTCATAATGTAACCTATAAAGGTATTGAATGAGTAGCTAGTCAGAGTGAAGGTAATTCTGATGCTTTTGTTTTATTATTTGAAACAAAGGACGGTATCCAGCATCGAGAAACTATTTTTGATCCAAGTAATATAAGTAATTGTACTCAGAGAGCTACAACTCAGTATGGAGAAAATCCATCTGAAATGGAAAACTTTATGGTTAAAATTACTCAGATCATTAATGCTCTTAATCCCGAATTAGGTGCAAAAATTGCTGCAGGAGAAAAGATTGAAGTAAGTAGCTTTAAGGCTCTTGCTAAATATTTAAAGGAAAATTTAGCAGGTTCTGTTGGTAAAGAAACTCAAATCAAGTTAATTCCTTATAAAGGTTTTGCTAATATGCCTAAGTATGTTGCATCAGTAGGCAAGGATGGAGTTGTTCGTAGTAGAACAAAAGTTATTGGCGAAGATTTAACTTTAACTGCTAGAGAAAAGACTGATATTGAGAATGCTAACTCTGCACAACCTACTAACATGAAAGAACGGGATAAGGATTTAGACGATCTTAAGGAAACGTTTAATGTAAAAGGCTCAGAAGACGACCTACCATTCTAAAAAATAATATAGTTAAATTTTAATGGTCTTTACATTAGAACCGATAAATATCACTAAAGAACTTATTTTAAGTAAAGTTAGTGAAGAAACTTTAATGGAGCATTACTTGGGCATTCCTGTAAAAAAAGGATTGTTCAAGTCTCCATTAAGGCAAGATAGTAAACCTACCTGCGCATTTTATAGGAATAGGAAAGGAGATTTAATATTTAAAGATTTTCGTGGAGACTTTTATGGAAATTTTATTTCGGTTGTAATGTATAAATTCGATTGTCCTTATGGCAAGGCTTTACAAATAATTGCTAATGACTTTGGAATAGTTTCCCGCAAAAATTTAACTATAAATAAACCTCTTATTAAATATACAAATCAAAAATTTAATGATACTACTCAAGCTGTTATTCAAATTGAAGATAAATCTTGAGAAGATTATGAACTTGAATGGTGATCTAAATATGGTATAGATAAAACTATATTAAAAAAGTTTCATGTATTTTCATGTAAAAATGTATTTTTAAATGGAAGTATATTTAGTTTACATAAAGATCGACAATTAGTATTTGGATATTATGGAGGTATTCAAGAAGATATAGAACGTTGACGTATATATTTTCCTGGAAATATAAAATATAAGTTTATTTCAAATTGAAAGTCATTTAGATTACAAGGTGCTCACGCACTTCCAAAAAATGGAGGAGAATATTTAGTTGTAACGAAATCTTTAAAGGATGTTATGACTCTTTATTCATGTGATAAAATTCCTGCAATAGCTCCAATTTCTGAAAATTGTTTTTTAACTGAAGCTCAATATGCAAAGTTAAAGTCTAAATTCAACAAGATAATTTTATTCTATGATAATGACCTTGCTGGAATTGAAAATATGAATAAAATTCGTAAGAAATTTCCTGATGTGCATGTATTATTTATACCTAGACATTATAAAGCTAAGGATATATCAGATTTTTATAAAATGTACGGAAGGACTAAAACTTTAGAATTAATTGAAAAAGCAAAAAACTACGTCTCAGAAAAGGAAAACAGGAGCATATTGTAGAAATAAAGGACATAGATATGAGACAAAAATTGCTCAAGAACTTAGAAATCTTGGATTTACAGATGTAGTTACATCAAGATCTGAATCTAAAAGTATGGATGATAAAAAAGTGGATTTAGTTGATCGTAGTGGTAAGTTACCGTGTTATATACAATTGAAAAATACTGTTAATACACCTCAATATCACGCTATTAAAAAAGAATGTCCTTTAAAAGATAAACCTTTTATTGTAATTTGAAATAAACAAGTTAAGAAAGAAAAAGTATTTGGTTCTGCAGGAGAAGTAGTAATCATGGATAAAGACTTTTTCTATGAACTCTTATCAAAATTAATTAATGGATAGTTGTAGAGTAGTGTTCACTTCTGCTTCTGGACAAAAAATTATCATTGTATTTACATATGATGAAGAGAAAGATGAATTAAATTATGTCCCTCGATTTGAACCTCAAGTTGATGCAAAAACTCAATTAGGTTTGTCTGGAAAGTTATGTGAAATATTTTTAGAAGCATTATCTAGCAAAGATGGAACAACAAAAGATTAGATACGATTTGACTCCACAATATGGAATTGAGGAGGTCAACAAAATTCTTACAAGCAAATTAAGTAAGTACCAAGAAAATGAATGGAAGAGAGGTATGAAATGGACAGATGTTCTTTCATCTCTTAAGAAACATTTAAATCAATTTGAACGAGGTATTGATTATACAAACGAGGGACTTTTAGAAATGGCTGAAGTAGCTACTAACGCATTGATATTATGTGAATTCTATCATATATATCCTCAAGGAGATGATAGAGTTATGGCTCCTATCGATAAGCCTATTGTTGGATTAGATCTCGATAATGTAGTATTTGATTTCAACAAAGCTTATGAAGACAAGTTTGGTGTTGCTATGAATCCTTACTGGAATGCAAACTATCAGATGTCTGAACATCTACATGAGTTAGAATCAGATAAAGAGTTTTGGATTAATATTCCTGTATTACATAGACCCTCTTTTGAAGTAGACTATTATGTAACTGCAAGAAATATTCCAACAGAATGGATTCAAGAAAGTTTACAAAAAAATGGTTTACCTTGTGCTCCTGTAATTACAGTACCTTGGAATGCTAGTAAAGTAGAAGCTATTAAGAGCAAAGGAATTACTATTATGATTGACGATAAATATGATAATTATAAAGAAATTACTAATGCGGGAATATTCTGTTATTTAATGGATGCTCCTCATAATCAGTATTATCAAGTAGGACATCGTAGAATTTATGATCTTAAAATACCTATTAAGTAATGAACTTAAAGGATAAATTAGAACTGGCCTTACATGAAGCCTATATAAAAGCCTATAAATTAGCTGAACCTTCTGTAGACTTTGATATTTTAGTTGAAAATGCAGAAATTATGTCAGATGGCAAGAAGAACATTCATTTTGAAAACTACTTTTTAGATGATGATATTGCAGAAAATATCTTAAATGAAGTAGCTAAGAAATATAAGTTATCTAAATACATGAAAGGCCAGCTTCATATAGCTTATTATTTAGGTTGTAGTCCAGCGACAAAACGCAAGGAAAATGACAATTAACTTAAATGATATAAAACTTAGTCCAGTCTTAGAAAGTGTATATAGAAGTAAAATAAGTGATGCAGAATATTTCTCAAGCTCTTATTCTAATTATATATCAAATTCTAGATTAAAATATATAAATCCTGAACAGGATAAACAAAACTGTCCTGTATAAATCCCTTAAATTCGGTGAACCCTGAGATGGGAATACCGAGCCAAGCATAAGGTTAACAACTTATGAAGGTGTAGAGACTAGCTATTGAAACCAATCTGGAATATAATATAGCCACGAAAAAGGGAAATGTATTTTGAAATGTAAACATCTTTTACTACCTTTGTATCAATAAAAATTTAATTGATATGAAGAAAATTTGCAATTGTTGTGGTAAAAATTTACCTATTGAAGAGTTTTATAATAACCCTGAGTTACGAGCGGGAGTTATAGATATTTGTAAGAGATGTGAATATCTTAAGAAACAACCTCAAAAGGAATATCCATTAGAATTTACTTGTAGAATTTGTAATAAAGTTAAACCATATTACGAGTTTGATGTAACAAGAAAGGTTCTACGTAAATGGTATTGTAAAGAATGCGCAAAGATCTTTGCTGAAGAAAATCCAGGAGTAGATCTGGATAAACAACGAAGATTGTATGATACTTCTTATAGAGAACGTAAGCGGGAAATAAATAGAAATTCTAGAATAAACCATTACGAACATAAGATGTGAGCAAATGCTAAGAAGCACGCTCCAGAAAGAGGTTTGGAATTTAATATTGATGAATCAGATATTGTAATTCCTGATAAATGTCCTATTTTTCAGAAGCCATTTGAATTTGGTAAAGATTTTTATTATGATTGAACACCATCCCTTGATCGTATTGATAATACAAAGGGATATATTAAGGGAAATGTTTGGGTTATTAGTCATAAAGCGAATGTAATGAAAAATAGTGCTACTTGAGATGAGATAAAAGTATTTTGTCAAAATATATTAAGATATAGTCCGAACAATAACGAAAAGAAAGTTATTGAACTTAAAGATAAAGAGCTTTAAGGATAACATATTTGGGCAGTCCTCTAAAATACAAAAATGGAATAGATAATAAACAAACAGTATCTTTAGAATTAGGAACAGCTATACATGAATTATTTTTACAACCAGAGTCTTTTAAATTAGGTGATTCATATAATAAGCCTACAGCAAAATTAGGTATGGTAATAGATAGTATTATTAAATATAGAAAACAAGGTTATACTATTAGAGAATCTATTACTAAAAGCTGTATTGATATAGATTATTATAAAAATAATTTAAATGAGAGTAGAATCCAAAATATAATAAAATCTGGATTAAATTATTATCAAAACTGCAAAGATTTAATAGAAGGCGATTTAGTAATTTTAAATGATAAACATCGTACAATTTGCAGTAATTGTTTA